TCGAAAGACTGGAATTTAATAAGTAGTGCCGGAATTCTAACGCCTTCACAGCATAAGGAAATGTTAATTTCGGCGCATAATTTATATCTGACAAATCCTCATGCAAGAGCTATAGTAAGAACGCTTGTAAAGTTTATACTTGGTATAGGACCAAGTGTTGAGCCTGAAGATGAAAATAAAGGGGCAATAAAAACATGGGAAGAATTTGTTAAAATAAATAAGTTTTCGAGAAGGGAAAAAGAAATAGTAACAAGGCTTTTTAGAGACGGCGAAGTCTTTCTTAGAAAATTTATTGGTAGAACAACTGGAGTTATTACTTTAAGATTTATAAATGCTTCTCTTATTGCTAATCCGTCAGATATAAAACTAAAACCAAATGTTACATATGGAATCGAGACTAATCCAGAAGATATTGAGGAGGTAAGGGCTTATTGGAAAGTAAATCAAGATGGAAAATTTAAAGAAAGAATTAAAGCTGAAGAAGTTATACATCTTAAAATTTTTGCAGATTCTGATGAAAAGAGAGGCAACTCTATATATAAAGTTTGTGCAAATAGAATAAAGCAATATGATGACTGGCTTGAAGATAGAATTGTTCTTAATAAGGTTAGAAGTGCGGTTGCTTTAGTCAGGAAGGTTTCTGGATCTGCTCAGAAGATTAAAAGTATAAGAGATAACCAAAGGAGTGATATAACACCTTCCGATAGGATGAAAGTAAAGACACCATATAGAGGAACAATTATAACGGCAAGTAAAGATATAGAATATGAAATGCATTCACCTAATATTAATGCTACCGATGTAAAAGACGACGGAAGAGCAATGCTTCTTTCTGTTGCGGCAGGAGTTGGCTTTCCGGAGATGATGTTCACAGCAGACTTTAGTAATGCAAACTACTCTTCTTCTCTTATAGCACAAAATCCATTTGTAAGAGAGATTGAAGAATGGCAAGATTATTTTAAAGATTTTTATAAAGAGCTTTTTGAAGATATTATAGAAGCAAAAATAAAATATGGAAATCTTACAGAAGGAACAAGTACAGATGTAGTAATAGAGTTTCCTCCTTTGATTGCTGCTGATATCGAGAAGATAGCAAAGGCATATGAGATTCTTTTTAAATATAAGATTGTTTCAAAGAAGACTTGGCGATATAAAATGGGGTTGAATGATAAATTAGAGGAAGCATATTTAGAAGATGAAGGCGATGATGATTTCTTAAATCCAGGCGGAGTACCTGGAGCAGTACCAGGGCAAGGTGGGCAAATCCGCATGCCCATAAGTCCCGTTAATCAATATTCGCAACAAAATTTTGATAGGTTAGTTGAAGCATTAAAAGAAAAAGACTGGGAGAGAGTAATTGAAATTGGTGAGGAAATGGATTTAGAGGATGATAAAAAAGATGCGAAAGAAGGAAAGGATATAGATGAAGATAAATTTGAAAACTTTAAAGAAGATATTATAGAAGCAGTAAAAGAGATACAGATAAATATTGCTCCTCCAAATGTTACCATTAATCAAGAGGGAGCAAATATTAAAGTAGAACCAACAGAAACTAATCTTTACCAAGAGGGGGATGATATTGATATAAGCGTTCCTGAAAGAGAAGTAACTGTGAAAAATGAACCAGCAGTTATAAATGTAACCGTGCCGGAAAGAGAAATTAATATTTCTCAAGAATCTCCAGTTGTAAACATTGAAGTGCCAGAGAAAGAAGTAAATGTAAATATCAAACAGGAAGCGCCAATTGTAAATGTAGATATTCCTAAACAAGAAGTAACTATTATTAAAGAAGAGGTTAATAAAGAAGTAAAGAAAGATAAAGTAAAGATAAGAAAAACAGTTATACGGGATAAAGATGGTAAAGTATTGGGTATTGAAGAGGAAGATATAGATTAAATGTTCATTAGAAAAGATAAAGAGTACTTCTTAAACGCCATTTTATCTGGTTTGAGTATTCATTTATATAGTAATAATTTTTCCCCAAAGAAAAGCGATCTGATCGCCGACTATGAAGAGCTTAATGTCGCAGGATATTATCCAATTACTTTAGATTATGCTGATTTGTATTTTAGAAAAAATTATATGCTTATAGAGAAAACATTTTTGATAAATAATCAAGCAAGAGCATATGGATATTATTTAACGGTTGGTAGTAATTTACTGGGCGGAGAAAGATTTACTAATGCTCCATATAAAGTTTATGTAGCTGGAGAAATAAAACTTAGAATTAAAGTTTACCTGAATGTGAAATAAGGAAGTAATATGGCAGATAATGTAAAATTTCAAAGACAGAGATTATCAACCCCTCCAGTAGATACAGTAGTTGCTGCGGATGAAATTGACAATACTTTATATCAGCGAGTTAATATATTTGGAAAAACCGGAGACACTACTTTTCAATCGCCAAGGATTGATGCTGCTACTCATGCAATAGAAACTATAGATTATGAGCATTATGAAATTCATGCTGGTAATTCATATGATATTATAGATGTTGTTGACTTAGCTGGAAGTGGTGTGCGAGATATTCAGATAACTACTCCAAATAACACTGAGTGGATGCACTTCTTTTTTAATATATCTGTTGAGTCGGAAACAGAATGGTACTTATATGAAAATGTTGCTATAGCTTCTGCTGGAGCCGCCATAGTTGCAAATAATTTAAATAGAAATAGTATTAATGAAAGCGGCGTTACTATTGCTTTTATAGACAATACATCGGTAGCAAATGCGAATGCCGATACTACTGTATCAGGAGCAACAGAAATATATCATGGAATTACAGGAGCTGGAAAAGACGCAGGGCAACTGGATCATAAACATGAAGTTATTTTAAAACAAAATGAAGATTATTGTGTTAGGTTTATAGCTAATACTGCTGGGTATGTAAATTATCATCTTAACTGGTACGAATATACAAGTAAAACGGCATAGGTAGTAAATGAGCCTTCTCCTTTTATTTCCTAATGTAGGAACAACAAAGCCTCAATATCAACTTTATAAAGACATAAGGCCTTTTATAGAATATGAATATGAATCTAATATTTATATTAATGCAAGGATAGAAGTAGAAGCAATCTTATTTAATAAAAAAGTAATAAAAACAGAAGCTAAAATAGTAAAGCCAGAAAAGAAAAATAAAGATATTTTATTAATGTTAGATGAGGATCTTTGGTTATCAGAGGAATAAATGGCAAGTCCTGAAGAAGAATTCCGCAAGTTTTTAATGAGAAGAAGTTCCTATCTTTACTCTTTTGAGAATGGCGCTATTCAGCAAATGGTAGAACCATATCAAAGAGTCCGAGTATCCATATATGAAAAACTTGCATCATTGGAAGTAAAGACAACTGGCTTCACAGTAGATTGGAGAATACAGAGATTAAACCAGCAATTAAATGAAGTAGAAGGAATGCTTCAGGCAGCACAGCTTCAATCAGCAGGTAATTTAGAGAGTACTATTAAAAGTCTTTCTCAATTAGAAGGAAGCGTCTATGCTAATATGCTTTCAGATCAATTTGAAAGAGTAGGCATAGATGTTATGGGGCTTCCTTATGCACAGATAGATCAAATAAGCAGACAGCCTTTACTTGGACAATCAATAGGAGAAAAAAGCATATGGACTAAAAATACCGCTATTGCTAAAATGAGAGGAGAGTTGACTCAAGCTATTATTCAAGGTGAAGATATGGCTCAGGCTACTAAACGACTTATTAATGTATCTGGCGGATTAGGAATAGTAGATAAAACAATACAAGAAAGAGCAAAGAAGATAGCAAGATCTGAAATTCAATATGCAAGTAACCAAGTAGCAAGAAATGTCTATAAGGAAAATGACGATATACTTCAAGGAGTAATGTATAGCGCAAGTTTGGACCGCCGCACGTGCCTAATATGTGCGTCTGATGACGGGACAATATTTTACTATAAGAACGGAGAAGATCATAATGGCCCTTCATTGCCCAGGCATCCACTCTGCCGATGTATCTATGTTCCCATAACCAAAACATGGAGGCAGTTAGGCGATAAAATTCCTGCCCATATTTCTAAAGATGCAAAAGGGGCATTTGTAGGAAAAGGATTAGATGTAATAAATTATCAACAGTGGTTAAAAATATTATCTAAAACAGAGCAAGTGGAGATATTAGGAAAGAAGAAGCAAATTTTATGGGATACAGGAAAAATAAAATTTGATCAGATGGTAAAGAACAATAAGATTTTAAATCTCGATCAGCTTGACGAAATAGCAGAGAAAAACCTTAGAAAGAAATTATAATATTATCAATGGGTGTAGAATAAATGAAATTATCATTAGTTGCTTGTTTTTTCTGTAAATTCAAGGATAGTTTAAGGAAGATAGATGAAGATTATAGGTGTTATCAATACGAAAGGCTTCCAAATGAAGTTATTATTGGAGAGAAAAGATGTAATAAATTGAAAAAAATTTAGTTTTTAAAACTTAAAGTGGTTAGTTAGTTATTTATATAGATAGGAAGGAAAGAAATGCCTGTAAAGACTGGAAAGGACAGTAAAGGATGTTTTGCTCGATGGGGAAGTCAGAAGAAATATTATTATACTTGTGGAAATGTACAGGCAATGGCAAGGGCGAAGTCAAAGGCGGCAAAGCAAGGAGCCGCTGTAAGATCAACCGGATTTAATGAAGAGGATAAAGGAGAAATGAAGAAAGCTAATCTGAGATTGATTAAAACAACGGATATTCAAGAAAAGTCTGAAACACCTTTTCTTGATTTAACAGAGGCAAGTATTGATACTGATAATATGATAGTAAAAGGCGCTTGCCTTTTTGGCACGAGGGAATCTGCTAATGATAGAACCTATAAGGATGCAGCAATTGCAGCTATCACAGCATTAGCAGAGGGAGTTAAATGTTACCTTAATCATCCAACGCATACTGAGACAAAAGAACGAGATGGCGTAAGAGATATTAGAGATTGGGCAGGAGTATATCGAAACCCACGAAGAACCGGACAGAAAGTATTTGCAGATTTACATTGCAGGGAAGAATATTTTCCACTTATAAAAGATATAGCAGAGCTTCAACCTGCAAATGTAGGGAATTCTATTAACGCAAGAGTAAAATCTTATTCAGATGATAGCGGTCATGAAAGTGTTGTTGATGTTGCTACTCTCCGCTCAGTCGATCTTGTTTCAAATGCCGCTACAACTTCTACCCTTTTTGAATCCATAATAAATAAAAATAAAGAAGATTTTGAATGGTATATTCCAGAGTTGTTAGATAGCGTAGTTGAAAGTAAATTTATGGTTTCTATTAATAAGGAAGGAGTTATTCAGGATAAGCTGAAGAATGATGAGATCAGGCGTAGTATATATGATATTACATATACCGCAAATAGCTTAATAGAAGATGTTCTTTATAATAAAGAATTTTCTGTTCCGGAAAAGAAGAAAAAAGTAATATCGATTTTTAATGATCTTGATAGTGAAGTAAGTAAGAAAATTGCATTAATCAAAGAAAGTATAAACAAAGGAGGAAAGAAGATGGATTTAACATTAGAAGCTCTGAAGACTGAAAATTCAGATCTGGTAAAAGCAATTATAGATGAGTATAAAGAGAAAGAAGAGTTTCAGACAATTAAGGATTCTGTTGAATCTCAGAAGGGTGAAATTGTTGGCCTGAAGAAAACTATTGAAGACAAAGATAAAGAGGTTGAAGCAAAGGATAAAGAAATCTCAGAATCTAAGAAAGAGAACGAAGAGTTGAAAAAGAAAGTAGATGATATAGAAGTAACAGAACGAAAGGCAGAGAAGAAACTTATTGCACAGGAGTTAATCACTGAGGTCAAGCTTCCTAAAGAAGCAGAGTCTGAAATTTTCTGGGAAGGTTTAATGGCTGTACAGGAAAAGAAAATTGAAGATAAAGATGGAAAGGAAATTCTTGTAACAGTGAAAGAACAGATGAAAAAGATAGTTGATGATAGATTGGCATTGTGGAATAAGGATACTGGAAAGGTGAAAAATTCTGGTGAAGAGCACTTTGATGATTTTAAAGAAAAAGATACTAAAGAAGTTAAGAAAGAAGATCTTGATGAAGCAGTAGAAAAACATTTTGGATAAATACTTTTAATAGGAGGTAAAGCAATTGGCAGCACAAAATAGACATTTAAGTGGCGATATAGATGCATACTCTGCTCCTGTTAAAGGTGCCACGGTAGTAGAAGCAGGGGATATTATGTGGTTAAATTCAGGTATAACCGGAGCTGGTGGACATCTTGGTAATGGGCTTGCAGCAGATTTTTATGCCTATCCTGCTTCTGATTTAAAACCGAGTACGGGTGACTTAATTTCAGAGGGAGTTCTTTATAATACTTTTCTTGGAATAGCGATGGAGAGTTCACCTTCGGGAGTAACTGAGAATATAACAGTAGCTACGGCTGGGCAATTTAGGTTTAAGTTACATTCGGCTTTTGTAACTTCGGATGTTACAATAGGCCAGCGTGTCTCGGCGGTTTCTGAAGCGGCAGCGGCATCTGGTATTAGTAAAGATGTAGTAATAATGGGTACTACAAATCCAGGAAGCACGGTTTATTTGGGCTACTGTCAAAAAACAGAATCGGCAGTAACTTTTATAGATTTTGAAATTAGAACTATTTTTGGAGCAAATGGATTAGCAACATAAAAATAAAAGAATAAGGAGGAAAAAAGAAATAATGTCAAAGAATAATAGATTTTTAAAAGGAGATACTCATTCAATTATAGCACCAGTACATAGTTATCATGATGTAGAAGCTGGCGATCTTATGCTTTTGAATAATACAAATGGGTATGAAGGCGTTAATACAACAGCGGACAATTATGCATTTCCTTTTGACTACTGCAAGTTTGCTTCTGCATCAATGGGAACTGGTATGGCAGAGGCTGTTCATAGTGCGTTTCTTGGAGTAGCAATGGAGAGTTCACCTTCAGGAGTAACTGAGAATATTACTATAGCAACGGCTGGAATATTTCGTTATCCGGTACATACTGCGCGTGTTGGCGGAGCTGTTACGATTGGTTCTACAGTTCATGCGGTTTCTAATTCGTTGGATGCGGGCGTTTCACCTCAATCGGTTTCTTTTGGTTCGTCTTCAGCCGATACAATTAGTTCTACCGCAATTTTGGGCTTTATTGTTAAGACTGATTCTGGTGTTTCGTTTGTTGATATTCAGATTCGAACTGCTTTTGGCCCAAGTGGAAAGATAACTGGGCAACCTTAAACTAATATTATGGCTAATGTTAATAGATGGGTTGAAGGAAGAAGAAGTCAAATTCTTATAACGGTAGCATCAGGAGTTACAGTAGAGATTGGAGATTTAATGTTTCTTGATAATTCAAATAATTTAAGGAATGACGGAAGCTCAACATTGGACAATTATGCTTATCCAATATCTTATTTGAGAATATCAGGAGCATCTTTAAGTTTAAATAAAGCGGAAGTAAAGGGTAGATTTCTTGGAGTAGCAATGGATGATAAAGATGGAGTTGTAGGTGCGAGTAATATAAAGATCCCTATTGCTACTACGGGTAAATTTAATTTAGATTTAAAGCCAGCAAATACTGTGAAAATAGCAAATTATTTTGGACCTTCTGGTACTACTACAGGATCAGATATGTTGAATCAAAAAGTAGCAAAAACCAGTGATTCGGACTTAGCGCTTGGCTACTTTGCAGTATATAAAGTCCATGCTAATTTAGCAGATGCCTGGATTAGAACTGCCTTTAGTGGCGGTGGGAGTATATAAAAAAAATTAGGAGGTACGAAAGATGTCTTTTCAAAAAAATACAGGAGAAGCTTTAAGTAATGTGCTTGAAAGTCAGGGTGAAGATGGAACTGTTAGAATAATTGAAAGAGCATTAGAAACTAAAAAAATTAGACCGGAAGATTTTTCTATTAAGGAAATTTGGGAAGCATGTAGTAAGAAAAGGGCCACCTGGAAGAATTTATCTGAAGCAGTAGCATCGAGTTCTTTTCCAAAAATTACTGGTACTTTAATTAATTCTAAAATTATATCTGGATATGAAGGCGTACAAACAATTGGCGAGGATCTTGTAACTACTGTATCAAGTAATATGCAGGTAGATACTATTGCGGGATTTAGTGATGTTGAAACTCCAGAGGAAGTAGGTGAAGGAGATGCTTACAAGGATTCTACTCTGTCTGAAAAGTATGTGACTGCTCAGAACGTAAAGTATGGTCGTATGCTTTCTGTTACAGAGGAAATGATCTTTTTTGATAAAACTGGGCAGATTATGAATAGGGCTATGAGAATTGGTAGAAAGGCAGCTCAGTATAAGGAAAGATTAATTCTTAGAGGAGTACAAGATTTAGATACTACTGTATATCGACCTTCAGGAACCCCTACTGCTTTTTATTCTGCCGCTAATAGAAATCTTATTGCCACTAATTCTTTTGGGGAAAGTGGTTTAACTGCTGTTCGAGTTAGAGCGCAGCAAATGAAAGATGATTCTATAGGAGTTAGCGATGATGATTATATTTTTATTAATGTCGATAATCTTCTTGCTTTGGTTCCTGCTGATCTTGAAGTACAGGCATGGGAAATGGCTAATTCTACTTTAACTCCGGAAGGAGCAGAAGGAGCGGCAAACTTTTATAAAGGTCGTTTCAAGGTTAAGAGTTCTCCTTTTATTACAGGTCAAAGTCCATCGACCTGGTTTTATGGAGATTTTAAAGAGGACTTCTGGTGGGAAGAAGTATGGCCGCTTCAGATTATGACTCAAAAACCTGGTCATGAGGATGAGTTTAAATCTGATATTAAGGCAAGGGTAAAAGTGCGTTTCTACGGTAGTATTGCAGCGGTCGACTTTAAACATGTTTTCAAAAGTACGGCGTAAAATGTTTTAAGAGTACTTTTATTATGGTACTCTTTTCAGGAAAAGAAGGAGCGTTGTTAAATCCTTTCTCCGCTCCTTCTTTTTTAAGAAGATGAAAGGACAGATGCAGGTTAACATTTCTCGCATCGAAAAAATAAAAGTAAAAGGAGAAGAGAAATGCCGAGAACAAGACGACCAAAAGCAAGAGGAACAAGAAATCCATCTGGAATACAATCTGGAGTTTCATGGGCAACTATTCCTTCAGGAGTAACCTTTGATCAATATGGGTTTGTAACTGATTCAACTACTATAGCACAGACAGAATTAGATTTGCTCGATGGACTTGCAGCATTTCCTATTGGAAACGCTGTTGTAAATAAATTATGCGTAAGTGGGGTTTCATATTGGAGTGGTACTTCAGTTCATTTAGTAACAGGATTAACTACTTTGGATCAGCTTGTTACTACGCTTATATCTGAGGGAGGAGCTACTCATTCAATATATATTGTAACAGAAGAAAGTCTTGAAGGATATGTAACAGCGGCGCTTAACTATAGTCCAAATGGAGCAGGATCAAGTATTTGTACACTGGCAGTTGCTCCGGGATGTTCAATTGCATTTATAGCGTTTGGCAGCTAACATAAAATATAAGGAGGTTATAAAATGCGAACACGAAGACCACAAGCAAGAGGAACAAGATATTTAAGTGGCGTGAACTCTGGTGTTAGTTGGGCAACCATTCCTTCAGGAGTAACTTTCGATCAATATGGGCTTACAACTGATTCAACACAAATAGCACAGGCAGAGTTAGATTTTCTCGACGGCCTTGGAGCATATCCTGTTGGAAATGCTACTGTAAATAAACTATTGGTAAGTGGGGTTTCACATTGGGCATCTGATGATGAAGTTCTTTTGACTACTGGATTAAGTGCTATAGAGTCTATTGTTGGCACAGTTATATGTGAATCTGTAGCGACAACTATGCCGTTTAGAGTTACATTTGGGGGCCTTACCAAAGTTGTTGCCGGATCTGTATCTGCTCATATAGAATATGATCCATTAGGAGCAGGAGCCGCAACTCCTAATGTTGATGTAGCACCTGGATGTTCTATTGCTTTTATGGCAATTGGTACTTAAAAGATGAAAGATAAAATATTAGAATAATAAATGGAGAAATAGCAGGTAGCGCTTAAACCTTTTCTGCTGAACTGCTAATCTCCATATTAAACAAGGAAGAAAAGGAGATAATTAAATGTTTATAAAAGCAATTACCGCTTCTGGTAACGCCGCCCTTTCTGGTACATCCTCAGAGTCTTTTTCTGAAACAGACATAATTAATTTAACAAATAAAATTTATGACGGTAAAGATTTGACGTTTGCTGTTAATATTACTTCTGCCGGTAATACTACTAAAAGCACTGATTCTGGGGCATTATTTATTTATCCGGTAGTAGCATCTAATCGCGGTGGAAGCTATAGTACTTTTGTAAATGCTTCTGCTACAAGCTACGTTATTGATACTGGAACAACGGTATCAAACTCTGAAGGGGCTGGTCAATTTTTTATTCCTCTTACAATAGTAAAAGGTCCAGGAGTTACTACGCCACTTAGAGCGCCCTATATAAAATTTAAATATAGAGCATGGCAGGGAACAAAACCTTGGACCGCAGCTTTATGTATTGGATAATGGAAAAAGGATGTGCAAACTTGTAAAGAGTGTGGGAAGAAAACATATACATTATGGTTGACTGATATAGGTGGTATTTGCTTTGATTGTATGTATCCTAATGCCGAAACAGAAGAAGAAAGAAATAAAAGAATGGATAAGGAGATAGAAGAAGAATGGAAGCATTTAAAAAAATAATTATTGTTCTATTTATTATGGTTTGTTTAGGATGTATAACGGTTCCGGAAAAACAAAACATAGAATCAAGTTTAATTTTTATATCAAATAGTATTTGTACTCAAGATTGGAATAAAAATACCAGAAGCTATCATCTTAAAGACCTTCCATTTGAACTTTATACTGATTTAGCGCGGATATTATATGGGACTGTAGGTATTCAGGCAGTTACCATAAAACCTTATGAAATAAAAATATTTAAATCTCCTTTATTTGATTGGAAAATAATTGATTTAACAATAGTAACATTTGTAAATAATAAAGGATAAAATGAATAAAATTATTTTACATCATTCGCTTACTAAAGATTCTAAAACTGTTTCATGGGGAGCAATAAGAAATGTTTAAATGTATTATATGTAATAAAAAGATGAAAGTGGTTACAAATACACATTTAAGAATTGTACATAGTATTACGCCTAAAGAATATAAAGAAAAATATAGTGTAGAATTAGTATCAAAAGGAATTAAAAAAATAATTAAAAAAAAGTTATCTGGGGTTAATAATCCAAATTTTGGAAAAAAGATAACAGAAGAACATAAGATGAAAATAAGCAAGGCAAATAAAGGTAGATTAGCCGGAGATAAAAATCCTTCTAAAAGATTAGAAGTAAGGGTTAAAATAAGTAAAGCAAAGATGGGACATCCTGTTCCTCAGCATGTTAGAGATATAGCTTCTAAAACACATAAAGGAAAGAAAATATCTCCTTTACATAAATTAGGATTAAAAGTAAGGATGATTAATAATAATCCTATGAATAATCCTAAACTTAGATTAAAAGTAAGAAAGGCGCTTTTAAAGAGTTTTTTAGAAGGTAAGAGAACACATGAAGGAGAAAATAATCCCAGATGGATGGGAGGAATTTCTCTTGAACCCTATGGAAAAGAATTTAATTCTAAATTAAAAGTGAAAATTAGAAATAGAGATGAGAATGAATGTAAAGCATGTTTTGCTTCTAAGTGTAAATTAAATGTACATCATATAGATTATAATAAAACAAATAACAATGAAGATAATCTTATTCTACTTTGTAATCCTTGTCATATGAAAATAGGGAAAAATAATAGAGAGGAATATAAGTTAAAATATTCTTCTATGATAGGAGGTGATGTCAATGATACCCAAAGATATAATTTTACACCATAGTCTTACTAAAGATTCTGAAACTGTTTCATGGGGAGCGATAAGGAAATATCATACTATAGATATGGGGTGGAAAAATATTGGGTACCATTAGCTTTTTGGTATAGAATTAGTGAATAATTATAATGAAATACTTCTTGGAAGAATGATGGATGTAAGAGGAGCACATACAAAAAACCATAATAAAAATTCTATAGGAATTTGTTTTGTAGGAAATTATGATGAAGTATATCCTCCAGAATCAATGTGGAATTTAGGATTAGAATTAGTAAGTTTTTTATGTGGGCTTTATAATATACCAAAAGAGAATGTTTTTGGTCATAGAGAATTTGCTTCATATAAATCATGTCCGGGAAACTTATGGGATTTAGATCGCTTTAGAGGAGAATTATAATGGGCGTAACAAGAAATCAAAATGGTGATATAAGTTGGGGAAGGGTGGCAGTTATTATAGGGTTTGTTTCTTTGCTTATTGTATTATCAGGAATTATTTGGGCCGGTAGTAAAACCGATTCAAAAGCGGTTAGCGCCTATAATTTTACAGAAGATAATAAAGAATTGCCATCTGCTGTAAGGGAAAATATAAAAGATATAGAAAAGAATACAAAAAAAATAGAAAAGTTTGATGAAACGGTAAAAGAACTTTACAAGTTACAGATTAGGCAAGAAGTATTATCAGATAAATTAGCAAGTACATCTGATAGGCTTGATGTAATAATAAAAAGATTACCATAAAGAAAGGAATAAAAAATGGATTGGAAAGATGTAGGAAGTTATGTAAAAAAGTTTGCTCCGATAGTTGGAGGAGTTATAGGCGGTCCAGCAGGTGGAGCAATAGGAGGAGCAGTATCTCTTTTAGCGGGTGCTTTTGGGATTACTGATCCAGAGCCTCAACCAGAACAAGTAATGGCTGCAATTAAAGCAGATCCTGAAGCTGGTTTGAAGTTAATTAAATTACAAAACGATTATAAAATTGAATGGGAGAAGTTAAGCTTACAATCAGATCAAATGTATCTTACTGATAGACAAGATGCAAGATCAAGACAAGTAAAAACAGAAGTGGCAACTGGGAAAAAAGATACAAACTTATATGCATTAGCTTGGCTTTATGTTGGTGGATTTTTTATTACTACTATATTAATGTGTGCTTTAGCATTTACAAATAAAGTTCCTGCTACAATGCCTAATTATATGGTATTTTTTCTTGGGAATTTATTTGGCGCTTTAACTGCTGGTTCAGGAGCAATTATACAATACTTTTTTGGAAGCTCTAAGAGTAGTAATGATAAAACACAGGTAATGATGGGTAAAATATTTAAACCAGAAAACAAATGATCTGTAATAAAGAGAAATGTAAAAAGTGTAAGATTTGTTTTTTTATATTTTGGACGGTAATTATAACAATTTGGTTAACAATTTGGATAACAACTAATTCTTATGTATAGAGTTGTAGAAAGGAGATAAGTGGAGGCCTGGATTTTATTTTTTATTATAATGACGATAATTATTACTCCTTTAATTGCGTGTCCCATGAAACTATTTGATGGATATATACTTCCTCAGATAGGAGTAGGGGCTATAGGAGTTTCTTTAACAACTTTAATTTGGTTTTGGAATGGGGTTTTTTCATTTAACTTTGTAGGAATTTTAGCTCTTTTATATTTTATTTATTTAATGATATCGAGTTCATGGTCTACGGCTCCTCATAATTCTTTGAGAGATGTACCATTAATTTTTTTATCGATATTTAGTTTTTTAATTTGTTCAATGCTCTTTGAAAATAAAAGTAATATAGTTGGAGTCTCTTTGGCTGTTTTTTGTATTTCGATGTTTACGAGTCTTTATTCTATAGGACAAAGATTTAGAATTGATCCGTTATTTCCAGAGAGGTTAAGATCAAGATCAGATGATTATAAAGGTGTTCCTTCAGAAGAATTACACGAGGCATTTAGAAATAAGAAAAATATAGATAGTAGAGCAATTGGAACCATAGGAAATACAAATTTTAATGCTGGATTTTTATTAACAACTATTCCATTTTTAATGTATCTTTCATTTGAAATTAGTCAATGGTTTTTACTTTCTATTATAGTTGTTACTTCTGCTATTCTGTGTACAAAAAGTAGAGCTGGAAGATTAGCAATAGTAGTTTTTCTTTTAACTTTTATTATAATGTTATCGGGTAGAGGATTAATATTTGATATTTTGTTTAAGTTCTCTTTTAATGTTCCTCCATTACAAGTATTTGTTTTATGTTTGTTGACTACTTTGCTTGGAGCAGATTTTTATATTAAAATGAAAGATAAAAATATTCTAAAAGGACTCAGTAATAAAGAGGATGATTTTAATACAATGCTTGATTGGGAAAACGATAATCAAACACATTTTGCAGCAACATTAAGGTATAGATCAAAGTATTGGAAAATAGCATGGAATCTTATTAAGAAAAGACCATTACATGGATATGGATTGAGAACATATAGAAGGGAAGTATATTTTGAGCAAGCATTAATAAATCAAAAAGATAAAGGAAACTTTTTAAGGCCGGGATATTATCAAACTCCACAACCAAGAGAATGTCATAATGATTTTTTAGAAAACTTTGTAGAAGGTGGAATAGTAGGTGGGCTTGCATTTCTTATAATTGTAATTGCAATTTTTTATAATTCTATGAGTATAATGGGAAGCTTAAATATTAAAGAGTATATTTTAATTTGTGGAGTTATAGCAGCTATAATAGGAGTTATGGTAGAAGTCTTTTTCTTCTTCCCATTAAGAATTGGATCATCGGCCTTATTATTCTGGATTAGCCTTGCTCTTCTACAAAGTTTTAGTGGAACTAATTTAGTACTATTAAAAAGTAATAATTTTTTACTTGTTATATTTCTTGCTGGGTTGTTAGCCGCTATGCTTTGGGAAGGAGTAATAAAACCAAATTATGGTAATCATATTTTTACAAAATATAATTTTACTACAACAATAGAAAAAAAGGAGAAATATTTAAGAAAAGCAATAAATTATTGTCCTAAAGAATCTATATTTAGAACGCATATGTTAATAGGGTATTTAGAGGGCTTTCCTATGGAAGCTGATTTTAATGCCGAGATGTTACGACATCATTATGACGGCATGACACCAGCATGGATATCTGCTTTTAATTGTGGAGTAGTAAAATTAAAGAAGAAGCAGTATGCTGAAGCAGCAAAGTTTTTTCAAGAGACATTGTTTTTTTTACCGAGTTTCGATGCCGCAAGACAACATCTTGCAAAAATATTTCCATTAGTCCCATTAGATAAGAAAGGAGTAATAATGAAGCAAATGACAGAAGAGGGTGTGAATGCAGTAAGGGCACACCAGATAGAGGTAAGAAGATTACAGGAAGTAATTCAAAATTCAGAAGGATCTTTTATTAATGTAGTTTTAACAGAGAAGATTAAAATGAATATTCCGCTGGATTGGGCATTTGAGCCTGAGACATGTCGGTATTTCAATATGTCTGAATTGCCATCGGGAATGAAAGTTATTGAAATTGGACCAACAAAATTACCAATTATAGTGAAAGGGTAAAAGCTGTATGCCCGTAGAGAAAACTAAGGAAAGGAGAAAAGTAAAATGAGAGAAGATGAAGAAGTACAGAACAATGTTTTAAAAGTAGAAGATATAGAAATGGTAAAGACTTTGGTATCGCCGGGAATAAGAACATTAGGACTGGTAAAAGAATTTAATGAGAATGTTAGAAAGAGTATGAGAACTGTTCCTATTGTAACTGCGCTTGCTTCTCTTGAAATGCTAAGAGAACTAAGAAAGATTAGAGAATTACTGGAAGCAAAAGAAGAAGGAAAGTCAGATAAGAAAAAGAAAAAGATAGATTAAGGAGTAAACTATGGCATACACATTAGATAGCGGAAGTTCAGAAGGAGTTGTACGTGTAATGATTCATGATATAACTTCTGTATCAAGTCCGGTTCTTGGAACTGATTATTATTTTGAAGATGATTATATTACAGCAATACTTTCTCAAAATAGTGATGATCTATGGAGTACTGCTGCTGATCTATGTCGTAGTTTAGCCGCAAGGTTTGCAAAAGAAGCTATAGAACTTGGACTTGGAAAGGGGGATTTAAAAATTGACCTCAGAAGTAAAGCCAGGTTCTATGGCGATCTTGCATTTAGTTATGATAAAAAATCTGGCGGAGAGTCTGTTTCTGAATATATGGATAGTGTTTATTCTGATGTTGACTCCTTTGGAATAGATCAAAGTGAATATGTAGGAGACTAAGGAATTAAATGCCAAATATATTATCACAAGGAACTTTAAATAGTATAAAAGCAATCGTTGGCACGTACATCGGCGATCCTTCTATTGGAGGAGTATCAATAACATATAAGATGACAGGAACAACTGTATCAACCTGGAGTCCTACTGCTGCTATTATTCCTGAGATGTGGACTACTTTTTCTGGAGTATCTGCATTTAAAGGTAGTTATGATTTAAGAGAAGTAGAAGAAGCAGGAGGAAGGATTGAAGTAGGTGACTGCAAATTTATCTTCCTAACTACAGAAGTAAGCGGAACCTTATCGGTGGACGATGTAATATATGAATCAGCAACTACTTGGCAATCAGCAACTACTTATCAAGTAAAGTATTTTACTAAAGATCCTGATTCGATATGTTATTTTACAGCAGGAAGAGCAGTATAATGAAAACAACAATAAAATTTGAAACAGAAGAATTTAATAAAGCAATGAAGAAGTTTATAAGAAAAAGTAATTTATCTACAGAAGTAGTTATTAGAAAAATAGCTTTTGATTTATTGGCTATGATATTGACAGGATTGCCTACTGCTGCAAGGAAGAAAAAAGGAAATATGACTGGCGGATTTACTATTCCTGATACTTCTGCAATTACTGGTAGGCATCCAGTCTTGACCGGCAGAGCGCGGGCAGGATGGTATGCATCTGTAAAAGGATTAGGAGCAAATTTTAATTTTGATAGTAATATAGATAGAGGAAATAATGATGTTGCTACAGGAAAGAGAGAAGGTTATTTTAATAATAATTTGAAAAGTCCATGGAACAAATGGGTAGAATTGATAAATGCTGTTTCTTATATTATATTTTTGGAATATGGATTTTCACAACAGGCTCCTGCGGGAATGTTAAGAGTAAGTATGAGAAAGATGAGAGGAGAACTTCCAAAATATTTAAATGAGGCATTTGTAGATGATTGGAAGAAATTTAATTTTTAAGAAAATTTACTTGCAACTAGGGTATAG